AGACACTGAACCGCATTTCATCTTCTAACAAATGCCCTGTCTGCATAGCTATCTGTGTAGCTGTTTTACCCTGTGATGCACCATCAATGATCCCCTTAAAAGCAATAAAGGCTACAACATCTACATCAGGAAATTCTGACAACTTAACAGCAGCAATAGCTTTTGGCCCTGGTTTACCCCTCCATGCACGATTAATAAATTGCTGTATTGCTTTTGATAAAGGTGCAAGACCAGCAGCAATCATGCTTCTTGCATAGTCTGTTTCTGATTCTCTTCCTTTTTCAATACACCTCTGGATTTTTCTTTGTCTTGAAACATAGCCCCGATCAAGCATTTCCTGTTCAATTTTTACCTGTTCACTCATGCTTTGACAGTCTCCATGCTTCAATAAGGCATTCCAATTCAAAAATCCTCAGTTCTGCATTAGCTATCTTCTCATCTATTACCTTGTTACGTTCGTATTTATACTTGTTGAAGTTAATTACTTTTGGCATTAGTAAGATCCTCTAAGATTTCTTCGACCTGATCAGAGCTTAAGTCTTGACCCTGACCATCATTATTTATTAGAGCATCTAAATCATGTAATGCATATTCTCTTGTGCTGAAAGTCTTACCACAAGATTTACAAGTCCTAGACCGCCATATATATACAGCCTGTCTAGGTCTTGTATTGTTAACTTCAGTTGCAGTGTTACCACATCTAGGACATTGAATCATTTGTCTGCATACCTCCAAGTTTTACCCTCAGATTCTGCTTTAGAAATGATGCAAGCATACATTTTTAGTGTTTTGTTGTCATAAGTACTAAAGTCATCCTGGGCAGGATTCTTAGCATCATATTTTCCAATAGGTTTAAATACACCTTGTATCTTTTCGGCTGGTCTAAACTTCCAACCACGCTCTTTCAGAAACTGAACAGCGATTTCAATTTGACTTTTACTCATTGCCCTCCTTATCCATTGTTAAAAACTTATCATCTAGTTTTTGTATGCACATTTCCCATGCGTCATCATGGCTAATATCTAACAACTTAGATAACTCCAAAGATAATTCTTTTAAATGACTAGCAATGGCATTAAGACTGTACGGATAATCACTCATTGGTTACATCCTCCTGACAGTACTTTTTAAGATCACTGCCATACTTTTCTATTACAGCTAACCTTACCTCTTCTGGTATGGTTACATACTCTTCAATAGGGTCAAAAATCATGTCAATTGTAGATATTTGTCCAATTGCTGCACCATTATCTTGTATCCATACAACATTTAATAATGGTTTTTTTGTTGGCATCTTTGATTCTTTATGTGTGTACCACGTTTCTTCATTAAAAAAGAAATTTGATGGCATGACTTCTATTTCTACTTTCATTTACCTACCTCCCTGGAACTGGATCTCTGCATGCTGTAAGGACTCCCAATAGTAGCCATTGCCTTCTTGGTCATAAAGAATAACGCTATGCCTTTCCAGGTCTACACAGACCTGTTTAATGACCCTACCTTCATCCTCTTCAGATAAAGTTATACAAGACCCAATAAGAAATTCGATAGGGATATTAGAAAAGTTTTTTACTTTCATTTAGATACCCCCTTAACATCCTTATTTAATTTTTTAATTGTGTCTTCTAACATAAAATCTAAATTCTTTTTAATTATTAAAAGATCATCCATTACTTCTGCACTAGCTCGGTTATTAGTTTTATGTGATCGTAATACATCTTGTATTTGAATAAATTCTGCAAAGCATTTAACCATTGTTGAAGCTTTCATATTTGGCAAATGCAAGCTATCAGCTTCGTTGTCTTCTAAATAAAGACAACCATAGCTCTTATCATCAAGCATACCCTCTTTAAAAGGTTCATAACTCATCTTCTGCCAATGACCATCAGGCCATACATGTTGTGTTTTTGAAGTGTTCATTTGATAAATAAAAATCTGGGACAAAAGACTCAAAAGAGCCTGTTAAAAATTCAAAATAAAAAAATTCTTAATAGGTTCATTTAAAGTTTCGCTACGGATAATAACCAACTAACATCTAAAAAAAATAAATAAAAAAAGAAAGAAGCCTAAAGTTAATTAGGCTTGTCTTCCTCCTTTACATCTAACGACTTATAGGCTTGCAGTAGATCGTCATCACTAACGTCATCTTGGTTGTCAAACCATAGTCTTTCAATCTCTGCACGTCTGGCAGCTTTAAGACTCTCCTCTTGGTGGTTGGTAGTCATTTTGTACACCTATTAAATTCTTGGATTGCTTCATCCTTTTGTGATATGTGCCAACACCTAATTACAGGTTGAGACACAGTACCATTTACAACTAATAAAAGTTGATCAGTCATTGTTTGCACTAATGAAAAAGTGCTATTCGATTTAATAATCATCTGATTAATTAGTTACTGGGCAGTGTTTGTAGCTGCAAACAACTACTAGAATCCTCTTATTAAGAGAACCCTTTAAAACCTCCGCAGAGGCTTTAAGGGATTGTCTAAAAGGTTTACTTTAAAGATCTTAAATGGTCAGTCCATCCACCTTCATCCTCTCTTTTAACATCCTCTTGAACCCTTCTTTCATGGAATTGATCAAAGGATGGTTGACAGTAGTTGATAATCTTTGTAGCCATCGTATGAATCTCTTCATACTGTCTCTTCATTATTATCCCGTAGATACTTGTATCTGATCCCTCAATACTTGGTAGATCTTCAAAGTATCCCCTGGACACGTCATCACATAACCACTTAGCTAATCCATAGTTATAAACATTAACTAAAGAATCACAAATAATATCAATGTGTTCATAAGCTTCATCTTCATTGTTAACGTCATAATTCTCTATAAGACTGCTTAATAAAGAATGGATGATGTCATATCTCCAATCATTAGGAGATTCTTCATTGTGTAGATCCATAATAAAATTTTGGATCTCTTCTCTATTCTCTAGATCCTCTTTAAGACAGTAGAAACAACCAAGACCTGGTTCTCTCTCCTTTCTCTCTAGTGAGTTATATAGAGTCTCTAGATTCTCTCTAAATAATGTTTTAGTAATCATTTGATTAATTAGTTTCTGGGACTTAGGTCTCTGTTTTAAGAGAAACCTTTTAAACCTCCTAAGAGGCTTAAAGGGTTTTACTTACAGCTGCATTTATGAATACTTTTTTAAAAACTTTTCAACTTGTTTCTCTGTTAACAAATTAAAAGCATCTTCTAAATAAATATTCACATCATCAAGGTTTCCTTCTTGGATTAAACCAAGAATAAATTCTTTAATGATTAGCCTCTTGTCTGTTTCTGGTTTCATTTGATTAATAGTTTCTGGGACTAGGTACTACAACTTGGTAGTACTACATATAGTATGGATAGGCGTGCGCATCGATAAAATAAAATAAGAAAATCTTAACACTTTGTAACAATTAGACCCTATATACCCCCCTATGTTCTATTTTTTATGTCCAAATTGTCCAAAAGTTTGTCCAAAGTGACCAAAACCCTATCTATTACTAGTATGTAGAACTGTCTCTATGACAGTACTGCAATAAAAAGACTGTAGTTATAGTAAGAATCCAGGCAAAAAAGTCTATGCATAGGGGGGACTTTTAGTTTTGTATATATGCGTAAACCCTTCAAATTTTTGTTCCAAAATTATTTCAGACCTATCTATAAGTTACCTAATAGTTAACTATAAGATTACCTATAAGAAGACTATAAGATCCCTATAGACTGCCCAGAAGTGTCTTATAGAGATCTTATGTTATTAATTTTAGTAGATTATTCTGCAGAAGATAGTTCTTTGGGTGTTCTGTGACTTTATATTTATCTATTATTGTCTTTAGTGTCTTAACTGGGCAGTAATTTGTCAGAGCCAAATCACTACCCACATTCTATGATCTAAGGTCTGGAACATCCCCCCCCTATAATCCCCCCCCTTCAAGGGTTAATTTATCTACAGGTAGTACCTAATAAGTGTTACTTATAAATCCATCGTTAGAGGTATTAGAATTTCTTATCTGTGCAGGTGTTAGTCCTAGTGCAGTTTGTGTAACAGAATTGTTAATAGAAGAACCCCAGTTATCTAAGTGAACTCTAAGTAATTCATCCTTTCTGGATTTTATATTACGGTCTTCATCCTGGTTCATATATTCAGTCCAGTAAGCAACTGCACCTGATAGAGCGTCAAGGATATCATCGTGTACAAGAGAACCTCTATGTTTTGTTATGCGAGACATTTGATAGAAGAGTTGAAGTTTTAACTTACGTTCTGGTGCTTCGTTAGGATTGGATCTATAGTCTTTTTCTACGACTTTGCGGTCTATTATCAGCCTGTGAGAGTTCAATACTGGTTCTAAGGTATCTATTATGCGTAATTCTTTAGTCTTTGTATTGCGTACGTCCTGTACTTCACAGGGGTGATAGCGGAGAAGGAAAGGTTTTAGGAGTTCAGCAAACATACCACCACCCATATTTGATTCAACGAGGATGGTGTTTACTTTATTTGTCTTGGCTATTTTGGATAGGGTTGTTAATACAGCGTCTGAGTATCCACCGTTAAGGCCACCTGCATCAGGAACGTATAAGTTACCGTTTAGCATCTTTACAACAGCGTATCCTGTTGCATCTCTACCTTTACCAGAGGGGTCAATGAACATGACTGAGCCTGTATATTCAATCCAGTCACCAAATTGCTGTGCAGGTCTGTAGAAATGATCACCGTTGAAGCCAACACAGGGGAGTTCTTTGATGACATATTCGGGAGAGGAAGACCATATGACTTTTTCTGGTGCATGGTCAGGGTTAACACTGCTGATGATGAGATCTGAAAGCTTGAGAGGGTAACGGTCTTGATCACTAAGGCTAGTGTCGAGCATGAATTGTAAAGAGAACCCAGAACGTCCATAGGAGGCTTCACGTTCCATGAGATCTATTGATGAGAATCTATCAGGGTCAACAGGATCTTTAGGCTTTACAAGCTCTTCTGATAGCCTTTGAGCTAAC